TGCGGATGCGCTTTAGGCTAAGCGAAAATTTGCAACCTCCGGCGATCTCCGCCGAAAAGCTCGGCGAAAAGCTTTGAATAATGCAGCTCCGGAGCGTTTGGCTACCGGCATACCGGAGCAGCTCTCCCGACCGCTCCCAGCTTTTTATAGTCGAGATAATGCTCTGGTACTGTCTGCCTACAATCTCTCCGGAGACGGTGAGCTCTTCGGGCTCTGCTTTCACATGGTCCGTGATGTCAGCGCCCTGCTCTACCGCATGAGACGAAGCGGAGGCCGCCTGCGCGGTCTCCTCTGTCTCGACAAAAAGGTAGACCTTATGTGAACCGATTAAATACGCCACTCGCTACCTCCTTACCCCATTGCGTAACCCGAGGAGCGGTTAAGCCCCTCGAAAGTCCTGTTCATTGCGTCGCGGATCCAGCCCTCGACCTTGCGCCGGTTTGTATCCGTTGCGGCCGCGCCGTTCATGTTGAGCGTGAAGCTCGGCGAATAGCTGCTATTCGTGGTCGTGTTTCGCACCGTGCGTCCCGCAGCCACCGACCGCGGAGACATCTCGCCTCTTACGGCAGCGGTGACATTCTGCGCGGCTGCGCTCACCTGTCCCGCGGAGCGGTCGAGGCCCTTCACGAATCCCGCGCCGGTCATCTCGCCCGACCACTGCATCACACGGGACGGACTGTGAATGTCGAGAGACGCGTTGATTGTGCTCTTGACTGCCGTCGCGATGCTCTGTGCTCTCGCGAGAATCAGCCCCTGCGACTGCATGAGGCCGTTCGCAAAACCGAGTCCTGCGTTCATGCCGGACGCGGTAAGGTCGACCGCAGCAAAAGGCTCCTTGACCGCCGAGTCAACCACGCTCTGCGTCGTACTCTGCAGAGTAGGCGTGTAGCCGGAGATGCTCTGATCAAGACTGCCAAGCATATCCTGTCCGGTCACGTCCGGCTGATACGCTGCAAGGCTCTCATCGAGTCCGGCGAGCATATCCGCACTGATGTCCTCTGCTTTCGGTGCCGATTCCACCATAGCGGCAATGCTGCGGTCCATAGCGTCTTGTGCTGCCGCCTGCGTAGCGTCTGCACCCTCCGTGATGCCGCTCGCCACGTCATCGGCTATCTGCCGCCCCGCCCCGTGCCCCTCGTTGGACAGGTCATCAACACCGGCCTTCACGCCGTCAATCAGCGCGAAAACCGCTGTTTTTGCGAGGTCCCAGAGAAGCCCGGGCAGATTCGTGAGGATGCTACGGAGGCCGTCTAAAAGCGCCTTTCCGAGCTCCGGAAGATTCACTACAATGCCGCGCACAAGGTTTTTAAGCACTTCGCCGCCTGCCTTGATGATGCTCGGCACAGCAGCGCCAATGCCCTGAAACATCCCGCCGATTAGGTGAAGGCCTGCTCTCATCATCTGCGGGATGCCCTGCGCCGCTCCGGAGACCAGCGCCCCAACAGCCGCAACGCCCTTCGGGATGAGCTGCGGCAAAGCCGATGCTACGCCCGACACCAAGCCGGTTAGCATCTGCACACCGCTCTCACCGACCTGCGGCAGCACCGAGGTCACACCGGAGATAAAGCTCCCGATAGCCTCAGTGCCGGTCTGCAGCATCGCCGGAAGCGAAGTCTTCGCAAAGGCTGCGACGCGCGGCAGAATATCGCGTGCAGCGGCAGCGGCTCTGGTCGGCAGCGCGGTCAGCATGCGCTGCATGGCAGTGGTTAGCTTCGGTAGCACTTCGGTCTGCAGCATCTTCGCGGCCTTTCCGAGCACCTTCGGAAGCGCCGCAGCAATCTGCTCAACGCGCGGCAGGATGTTCTTAAAGACCGCTCCCGCTGCGTCTGCGACATCCGTGAAAAGCTGTCCCAAATCTGCGTTTTCGTCGGCAAGGCCTGCAATCAGATTCGAGTACGCGCCCTTCAGCATCCCGATCGAGCCGGAAATCGTGTCCGTCGCCTCGGCCTGCGTCGCGCCCGCAATTCCCATTTGCGTTTGCACGTCATGGATTGCGGAGACGATGTCAGCGTAGTTTTTAATCTGATAGTCGGTGTTTCTGCCAGCCGCTTTGTTCAGCCGGTTTGCATCATCGAGCAGGCGCTGCATTTCGGACTGCGTACCGCCATAGCCGAGCTTCAAGTTGTCGAGCATCGTGAAGTTCTGCTTGGCAAAACCATTGTAGGCGTTCTGGATGCTTTCAATGTCGGAGCCCATCTTATTTGCGTTATCCGACATATCGACAATCGCGGTCTTTGCCATCTGAGCGGCCTTTACCGTGTCTCCGCCGAGCGAATTCGTGAGAGACGCAGCGAAGCTTGTAGCCGTCTCCATGTACTCATTCGCGGAGAGTCCTGCCTCTCGGTATGCGGTCTTAGCGTCCTGCAGGACCTGATTTGCACCGGCGGACCCTACGCCGCCGTATAGCGTCTCTACGCCGCCCTTAAGCTGCTCAGCGTCCGCAAAGGCAGAGAGCGCCTGCTTCCCGATAAAAGCGATGCCTGCGCCAAGCGCCGCAACTCCGGCGATAGTAGCCTTAAGGCTGATTCCGGCAAGCTTTTTAAGACCGTTTGCCGCAAGCAGCCCGAGTTTCTTCGTGGCGCTTACGGCGGCCTTTGCGATACCCTTAATTCCGGATACGATGCCGTGAAGGATATTCCTCGGCAAATTCACGACAAAATTCTTTGCGCCGGAAGCAAGACTCCGCATTTTATTCGCTGCTGCTGCAATCGCATTTCGCGGCAGGCTCGTGACAAAATTCTTTGCGGACTGCGCAGCTGCCTTGAGAGAAGCGCCAAGCTTTTTTGTCTCTCCGGTAGAGCTTCGCACGGCGTCATTCGTCGCTTTCGTCGCCGCTTTCGCGGAGGAGAGCAAATCGCGCATGCTCTTGTCGACATCGCCAAGCGGATTTTTCGGGACGTCAAATGTAATTTTGATTACGTCCTCGCGTACTACTGCCATTTACTCTCCCTCCTGCGCCCTGTTCATGAGGTCGATGTAATGGTCCAGCGCTGCATTCGCCTCAGTGATTTCATTCGGTGTGAGGCGGCAGAATACCGTCTCATAGTCCATGTGTCCGTCAAAAATGAGCCTCCAATAGGCCCAGTTATCTCTTGCTCTTTGCCGGAGCTGCCTGCGGGTCCTCGGCGTTTCGAAATCGCCCGCGCATGACATCCGCGACGAATCTCACGACCTCAGTGAGCTCCTCTTCCGTGTCGAAATCGTCCGGAGTGAGCCCCGACGGCTCCAAAAGGCCGCGCTTCAAGACATTCTTCGAGTACCGGGCAGTGGACGTAGTGTCCGTGCCCGGGATGTAGGAGTCGTCAATGCACTCCTGCCATGCACTGAGTCCATTAAACTGCGCGACATAGATCACGCCGTTGATTTCCTGAGTTCTCTGGTAAAATTTAGCCATTTCGCCTCCTTATCGGTCCGTGTAATCGAGGACCTGCACCTCAAAGCTTCGGTCGCCGAGCTTCTTGCCGACCTTGTTGTCTGCGCTCTTCTTGAGAAAAGCCTTCGTGCCGCCGACCTTTTCATTGGTGGACTTATTGACCACCCAGATGCCGAAAAGCTCCGTGGAATCCGCGAGCCGCTTAAGCGGGGGGAGCTGCGGGCTCTGCGCCTGTACGGAGAATTTAATAGTGCCGAGCTGATTGCGCGAGCGGTTCACGACCACATCGCCCTGCGCGCCCACCACGGCCTCCGCGCCGTCCTCATCCTTCGAGCACTCCACATCGTCCTCACCGGTGCAGGTGATGGCAAAAGTGCCGTAGCTCTTCGTGCTGAGGGTGATAGATACATCATTCGGGTCAAACTCGTATGCGTGCATTCTCGTGTTCTCCTTTCGTTAGATGGTCACCGTGCCGTTAATCTCGGCGGTGTGAATCGCGCCTGCGAGGGTAAAGGTGAAGCGTCCGAGCGTGTAGCTGCGCTCCTTGCGGTCTGCCGCCTTCGTAGCGTCTACACCGCCGAAATCGGTCGCATAGAGCGCCTCTCCCGCAGCGTTATGCGCGATCATGCCCATGTTGTCCGCCTGCTTAAGCACATTTGCGGTCACGCCCTCCAGCATGCCGATGCCGCGATTGTCGTACGGCAGCTTCGGCGAGCCATTTAAGAGCTTCTGCGCGCCGTTCTCAATGCCCTGGATAATCCAGTCGAAGGAATCGACAATGTCCAGGTACTCACCGGACGCAGCCTTGCCCTCAGTGGTCACAAGGTCGCCCGCCTTTCGCGCGATGGTATACGCGCAAGTACCGCCGCTTCCGCTGCCGGTCGAGAGCGAGAGGATCTCTTCCTCGGTGCGCTCTGCATCCGGCTCAACACCCTGCAAGATAATGTTCTTGTAGGTGAAACTGCCCGCGTCCATGCCCGCCGTAGCGCCGACAAGCGCCGCTGCGAGCTTCTGTCCGTCGGAGTGCACACCGATCATCGTGCGCTCGCGCTTTGCGTATGCTGCGAGGCCGTCCGTCGCGTTGAGGACGGGGAAATAGATGAGGTCTCTTCTGCCCTCCACATAGGCAGACACATCGACGGCTGTATCGCCCCCGCCGAGCACTGCGACCACCTGTCGCACACCGGTCAGCTTCTTAAGAGCCTCCACAGCGCCATCCGTGGTCTGGATGAGCGCGATGCGGCGCGGTGCGTTGTCCTGTGCCTTCATGAGCACGAAGAGCTTGTACGCCTCGCTGCCCTCGGCAAAGCCTGCGAGCTTTACCTCGCTTGCGGTCGCGCACTCGTGATACGCCACTGCGCTGTCAGCGTGGCTCACAAGAATCAGCGGAATGCCGAATCCATCAGTGCCCGCGCCGCTTGTAAGCTTAATCTTTACATTGACATCAAGTGCCATTTAAGTCTCCTTTCTCTGAATCTCCGCAGTCTGGATGCGCTCTCCGGTACTCGGCAGCGCATTCATAGCGGAAAATCTCACGTCAAAACCTTTCCGGAATTCATACTCAATCGTGATTATGCTGTCCCTCTGATTGATGTCCATCACCTCAAGCGGCGCGATGCCCTGCTCTTTGAGGTAGGCTCTTCCGGAAACGCGGAACCAATCTGCGAGCGCCTGCGCCTTCTCCCAGCAGAGCGTGTCATTGTCGGCCTGCACTGTCCAAGACATCGTGACGACGGCCGGCTTAAATTCCTCTGCTTCCGTCCGCCCATAGCTTCCGCCGCTCTCGGCAATCGACGTAATCGAAAAGCTCGCGTACGGATACGGCGGAATATGCCCTGTCTGATTCGCCTTTACAGCGATTAGTCCAAGGTCCTTTTTGATGCCGTCACAGATTGCTTTGTTGAATTCCTGAATCCCTTTTTTAAGCATCGAAGCTATCCACCCTTTTCAGCGTGTAGCGGTTCACATCCGCGTAGTCCTCGGCGAGCAGCTCTGCGCCCTCGACCTTGTAGGTCTTGCCCTTATGCGCCACATAGTAGGTGCAAGCCGTGTCGTCGAGGTCAATACTATCATCAGCCTTCCGAATATAAAAATCGCGGTCGCTTGTCGTAAGCGCACCGCCGGACTGGTAAATCTTCCCCTGAGAGAGCGGAACGATTGCGGCATTCACCGCTTTTCTTTCCGGCTCTCCGCGCACATACTCGCCGCCCTCATAGCCTCCGCCGCGCAGGGCTACGATTTCACAGGCGACAGCGTACTTTTTCACAAGGTCTGCAAAGTGAAACACCCGCTTACTCCTTTCTGTACTCAATCGCTGCGATCATGCTGCCGGTATCTACCAGCGGATTCGAGCTGCCCTTCTGCTCTGCCGTAAAGGGGCGATTCGGCGGCGCTGACAGGTCACGGGCGTACTGCTGTATCAGCCCGCGGGCTGTCATGCCGACATCGTCAAGGAGCACTTCCGCGGTGAAACGCCCCGTGGCAAGCTCGCCTATGTCTCTGTCTACGATCGCTTTGATTTCTGCACTCCTAGCGTCAAATCCCGCACGCAAAAAGGACCGCTCCGGGATCACGATTACTGTCGTAGTCGCTTTCAGGTGCAGTCCTTTTCGTGCAAGGAACTTTCGCATTTTTTCGGTTACCGGTATCCGGCAGCCGTACTCATGGATGCCTGCGATATACGCCTGCTCGCCGTCAAAAACACCGATTGACACCGACCGGCCGGAGAGAGCATTCATATTCTCGATAATGCCAGGCAAAAGGTCGAATTTGGTTTCGTAGGTTACCGCCATCACACCCACCTTGACCGCGGCATGGAAATCTTTACGCCGCCGGTGTAATGCCCACGGAGTAGCTGCCGGATGAGCAACATCAGCGCGCCGCTCATGTCGCTTGCGACCGCGTAGCTTTTGGACATCCCGCCGATTGACTCGGAGCTGACACCGGACAGAGTACCGCCGGAGTTCATAATCTCCATGAATTTCAGGATAAAAAGCCGCGCAGAGGGCGGCAGCGCCGCCACCTCTGTAATGCTGCCATCAGTTATCCGGAAATCCGTGTTGTCGCTGAGCCAGTCAAGCGCAGCGGCAAAATCCAGCTCTCTGCCCTCTGCGAGGTCGCCTTTTTGGTATCCCATCGCCTCGATATTTGCCGCTGTGAGCTGAATCATCCCTTTGCCTTACCCTTCTTCTTGCCTGCCGGTACCGCAGGCTGCTCTGCGGTCTGCTCTGCGGTC